AGGAACAACTTTAGCTTTACTAGAAAGATCTACCAAGGTATTGTCTGCTATTCATAAACGCCTTCATTCTGCTCAGAAAAAAGAATTTAATTTATTAGCAAAAATATTTGCCGATAGTCTTCCTCCAGTTTATCCATATGCGGTATCAGGCGGCCAGATGGAAATTAAACAAGCTGACTTTGACGACAGAGTAGATGTATTTCCAGTTTCTAATCCTGATATTTTCTCAACCAGCCAAAGAATAGTAATGGCTCAAGAGATGATGCAGTTAGTTCAGTCTAATCCTCAAGTACATGGTCCTAATGGCGTGTACGAAGCATACCGAAGAATGTATGCAGCTTTAGGTGTAGACAATATAGATGCGCTATTAATTCCACCACCCGATACAGAACCAAAACCTACAGAAGCTGGTTTTGAAAATTCAGGTTTATTATCAGGTGGACCAGCTCAAGCATTTATGCAACAAAACCATGATGCCCATATCGCAACGCACGTTAATTTACTTAACATGCCTCCGGTACAAATGAATGCGCAAGTGCAAGCTAATATACATGCACATATCATGCAGCATTTACAAATGAAAGCTGATTTAATTGCGCAACAACAAATGCCTCCAGAAGCTTTACAACAGTATCAACAATTACAACAACAAGCTCAGCAAATGTCTCCAGTTGAGGCAGCTCCTTTATTGCAGCAAGCAAACGATTTATTGGCTCAATTCAGCTCTCCAATAATGACTGAATTAATGACTCAATTTGCTCAACAAGTTGCAACACCTCCTCAAGAAGATCCGCTGGTTGAAATTAGAAAACAAGAACTAGCGCTCAAAGGTCAAGAATTGCAACAAGACAGAGATCAATTTGAAATAAAAGAAAGATTAAGAATGGAAGAAAAGATGAGACAAGATCAGATTGATAGAGAAAGAATTGACGTTCAACGCAATATTGCTAGAATGAAGGACGATACTGCTCAAGATAGACTTGATCAACAAAAGGAATTAAAATTAATAGACTTAGGATTAAGTCAATTTAGGTAACAAATGATTAAAAGAACTGAAATAAAAAATTTAGAAACTCCTAAAATATTAAAAAAACAACCTTACTCAAATAAGGGTAGCGTTGCTTTTAACGATATGAAAAACGTCAACGCTGACGCTTCATCTAAGCCAGGTATGGGCAAAGGTAAAGCAAGAGGTATGGGCGAAGCAGAATTTGGCGGAAAATTCTCAGGTATATACTAAGAATAAATGTCAACAATTTGGTTGGCCGACAATTTAAAGAAACGGCTAAAGGAGAAGAAAGAAGATATTAACGCCCAGTTATTAAATGGGGTTAAGTCTTTTGAGGATTATCAATTTTTACGTGGTCGCTACAATTCTCTCGACGACGTAGAATCAGAGTTAAGAGAATTGCTAAAAAGGATAGTAGAAGATGACGGAGAAGAGAGTACTGGTACCTGACCATATTGCTGCTGAAGTAGAACTAGAAGCTGCAAAAGCTAATCAGGCAAAAAAAGTTGAGGAAAGCAAATCAGAAGTAGATTCTGCTTTTGTTAGTCCCGACGAAAGAGTATTAGACCCAACCCTGATGTCTAAATCTTTGATCGAGCGTATGCCAAGTCCTAGCGGCTGGCGTATGTTGATACTTCCGTATCGCGGTCGAGGAGTCTCCAAAGGTGGAATCACGCTTGTAAAAGATACTGTTGACAGAGAGGCTTTAGCTTCTGTTGTTGCGTATGTGGTCAAGATGGGACCGCTTTGTTATAAAGACAAAGATAAATTTGGAGACACACCCTGGTGTCAAGAAAGAAGCTGGGTGCTAATAGGACGGTATGCAGGAGCTCGCTTTAAATTAGGCGATGATGCTGAATGCCGAATAATAAACGACGACGAAGTAATCGCGACGATCGCAGATCCGGACGATATCGTTACGCTATAACGTGAGGAAATCATGCAAGAAGAAGCAACAAATCAAATAGAAGAAAGACTAGAAGACGAAGGCGAACTTGTTGAATTAGATGTTACAGAATCTGATGATTCTGATGCTAATGAAGCAGTCGAAGATGTTTCTGCCGAAGAAGGGCAGAAAGCTAGTAAAGAAGACGAATTAGAGGATTACTCTAAAAGCGTTCAAAAGCGTATTGCTACGCTTACTAAAAAAATGCGAGAGCAAGAAAGAGCTGCGCAATCAGCATACGAATATGCCAAAAACTTACAAGTTGAAAATGATAGACTGAAAAGTAGTACATCTCAGCTAAATAAAAGTTATTTTGGTGAAGCTGAAAGTAGGCTTAAATCTCAAAGAGCTCAAGCAAATGCAGTTTTAAAACAAGCTTATCAAGATCAAGATTGGGATAAGGTAACGAAAGCCCAAGAAATTTTAGATAAGATTACTGTTGAAGAAAGTAAATTGGTAAATAATAGAATGAAGTCTGAACAGCCTGAACCTATTTACCAAAATTACAATCCTCAACAGTTTCAACAATTTCAGCAGCCGCAAGCTGCGCCTGAGCCAGACCCTGCTGCTCAAGACTGGGCAGAAAAAAATGCTTGGTTTGGTGAAGACGAAACTATGACTTTAGCTGCTTTTAACATTCATCGTAAATTAATTGAAGAAGAAGGATTTGATCCTAGCGATTCAATGTATTATGATGAGATAGATAAACGTATCAGAGCTGAATTTCCTCATAAGTTTAGTGGGGAAAAGACCAAAAGCAGGATGCAACAAACCGTTGCTCCAGCTGTTAGATCTGATGGCTCTGGACGCAAACGACAAGTTAGACTTACCAAAAGCGAAGTTGAAATGGCACGTCGTTTGAATGTTCCAGTTCAAGAATATGCTAAATATATTAAAAGGTAAGGACTATGACAGATAAAATAAAAACAGATAACAGAACACCACGTTCTGCAGATACTCGAGCTAGTACAAGCGCTCGCAAACCTTGGCGTCCCCCATCTATGTTGGAGACACCACCAGCACCTGAAGGATATACCTACAGGTGGATAAGAGCCGAGATTGTCGGTCAGGAAGATAAAAAGAATGTTATGTCAAGATTACGTGAAGGCTTTGAGCTAGTACGTAAAGAAGAGATAGGAGACTTTGAACTTCCAACGATGGACGATGGAAGGCACGCTGGTGTTGTAGCCGTGGGTGGTTTGCTTTTGGCTAAGATTCCCAATGAAACACGTGACGAAAGGAACGCCTACTTTTCAGGTCGTGCGCAATCCCAACAGGATGCAATTGATAATGATTTGATGAAGGAATCTGATCCATCTTCTCCGATATTAAAACCTCAGAGAAGCTCAAGCGTTACTTTTGGTGGTGGAAAGAGAAATTAATCTTTTCACTTTTAGAAACTTTTTAGATAAAAGGTAATATTATGGCTAACAAAGATGCACCTTTCGGTCTAAAACCAGTTGGCGAATTAGGTTCGGGTTATAATTCTGCAGGAACTACCGAATACAAAATTGCTTCTGGCGCGTCCGGAAATATCTTTTCAGGCGACCTAGTTAAGATGGCTAATACAGGTACTATTTTAGTAGCTGCTGCTGGCGATCAAGCTCTAGGCGTTTTTAGGGGATGTCAATATACCAACTCAAGCGGTGAGGTGATTTTTTCAGCTTACTGGCCAAGTGGTACTGTGGCATCAGATGCGGTGGCTTTCGTAGTTGACGATCCGAATGCCTTGTTTGAAGTTCAAAGTGCAGCGACTGGTTCAGTTGTTCAAACCGTAGTAGGTAACAACGCTGACATCGTTTACACTTCTGGCTCAACCAAGACTGGAATCTCTGCTGTAGAGATTTCTGGAACAACTGCAGCGACTTCAGCACAATTAAGAATTGTTGGTTTCTCAGGTGATCCTGACAACAATACTTTAGGTACTGGATCTCAGTCTGCAAATGTCAACATGATTGTCAAAATTAACGAGCACTTCTATGCTCAAACAGTAGGAGTCTAATCATGGCAATTAATCGTTCACAATTAGCAAAAGAGCTCGAGCCTGGTTTGAATGCCTTGTTTGGCATGGAGTACGCTAGGTACGACTCAGAACACGAAGAAATCTTTGAAACTGAATCTTCAGACAGAGCTTTTGAAGAAGAGGTATTGATCGTTGGATTTGGTAACGCTCAAGTAAAAGCTGAAGGAGCTGGTGTTTCATTTGATAACGCCACCGAAGGCTATACTTCACGTTACAGCCACGAAACTGTAGCTCTTGCTTTTGCTCTAACAGAAGAAGCAATTGAAGATAATCTTTACGATAGACTTGGTGCTAGATATACAAAAGCTCTAGCTAGATCTATGGCAAATACTAAGCAAATTAAAGCTGCTTCAGTATTAAATAACGCTTTCAGCAGCAGTTATACTGGTGGTGATGGTGTTGCTCTTGTTTCTAATGCTCACCCACTCGGTGGCGGCGGAACATCAAGCAACAGACCTTCAACTTACACCGACCTTAATGAGACTTCATTAGAAGACGCTCTTATTTCTATCTCAACTTTAACTGATGACAGAAATCTAGCGATTGCTCTACAAGGTAGCAAGTTGATTGTTCCACCACAATTACAATTTATTGCTGATAGATTGTTAATGACTCCAGGAAGAGTTGGCACAGCTGACAATGACATCAACGCTATGAAAAATATGGGAATGTTGCCACAAGGCTACGTTGTAAACCATTATTTGACAGATAGCGATGCTTGGTTTGTCAAAACCGACTGTCCAGATGGATTCAAGCACTTCCAAAGAAGCCCAATGCAAACTGCATTAGAAGGTGATTTCGATACTGGTAACATGCGTTACAAAGCTAGAGAAAGATACTCCTTCGGGTGGTCAAACTGGAGATGTGTATTTGCATCTCAAGGTGCTTAATACCGATTTTTCGGGGTGGGTTGTTTAACCTACTGAAAGGGAGCTTCGGCTCCCTTTCTTTTTTAGGTAAAAAAATAAAAGTTACAAAAAGCTACCTTTAAATTGATTCTTATTGTAGAATCAAGGTAAACCAAATAAATATATTATATGAATACTGGTTTACATTCGAGTTTGTCTCTAGCAAACTCTCCCTGTACAGGACGTTGTACAACGTCTATGGCTCCCTTTGACGAAATTTGCCAAGGATGTGGTAGAAATATAGAAGAAATACGCGATTGGGAAAGTTATTCTGAATTTGAAAAAAAAGGGATAAATGTAAAAAATTGGCTAAAAGGCTATGATATAAGACAAAAATTAGAGGCAAATATAAAAGTGAAAGATTTAAGCAAAATAGATGATATCAAAGGTAGACTTACTACTATTCAAGCTCTTATTGAAATGGTAGGCAAAGATATGATAGATGAATTTGGAAAAGATCCATCTATTAAAGAATCTTATCAAGCTTTATTTAGCTCTAGAGAATCTATTCTCAAATCTAAAGAAAACTTCCCTCAAGACTAATAAAATACTATACTAATTAAACCGAGATAATCGGTC